AAGGAACGGCAGGACGGGATGGAAATGGGACTGCGTCTCTTGGACCTCTGCGAGGAGATCTGGGTATTTGGCGACCACTATAGTTCAGGCATGCAGCGCGAGATTTCGCATGCGCTGAGAACGCATATGACAATTCGATTCTTCGATCGGGATTGCAAGGAGTACAAAAATAAGGCTGGTGTGGATCTACAAAAGGAGGAAGGGATATGACCGATTTCCAGCTCATCCGACGCTCCGTGCAGATAGAAGAGGTGGCCAAGTGGCTGGGAATTGAGGTTCACGGCGGGAAGGCAAGATGCCCGTTTCACAATGATCAAACCCCATCGCTTTCGTTCAAGGACGGACGGTTCAAGTGCTTTGGTTGTGATGCGTCCGGCGACGCAATCGATCTGGTTGCAAAGCTCCGACACTTCAGTACAGTTGAAGCGGCGCATCTGATCAGCGAGAGGTTTCATCTGAATACTCCTGAATTGGTACAGAACAAGAAGCCGCTGGATCATACGAGCCTGAAAGAGTATGTCCAGAGCGCCATAGAGGCGTTCTACGTCTCACCGCGCGCGCAAATGTATTTGCAGGGAAGAGGGTTTACCGGCGAAAGCATGATGCAATTCCGATTTGGTTACGATGCGAAACGAGACGCGATCGTTATCCCATACGGAGAACATTCTGAGTACTACACCTCGCGTAGCATTTCAGATAAACGATTCTTCAAACCACCTTCCGAAGACGTGGGGCCAGAGCCGCTTTTCTACGAAGAGTCGTTGGATCAGGGAGAGCCGGTATTCGTCGTTGAGAGCGCGTTTTGCGTGCTTTCGATCCTGCAGGAAGGCGGTCATGCCGTTGCAGTTTGCGGGACGGGAACTAGAAAGCTGTTCGACGCGCTCAAAAAGCGGGAATCGGTTCCTCCGTTGATCATCTGCATGGACAGGGATGAGGCTGGAGCGGAATCCGCAAAGAAACTGTGTAGCCAGTTGAAAACGCTGCCCGTTTTGTATATGCAAACGACAACCCCGGAAGGATATAAAGACCCGAATGAGTTGCTCATGGGCGATTCAACACGGTTTCAGTCTTGGCTGGCGGACTGCGTGAAACAAGCCGAAGAGTTGCCGTGTCTAACCCAACGGATTGGAGCGTATGAGCCGCAAACGGTGGAATCGCTGCAGGCGTTGCAACCGGAACTCAATCCTCGATATCTCAGCACGGACATTGGCAATAGTATGCTCTTTGCGGATTTCTACGGAGGTGTCGCTAGATATGTGCCGGAGCGGAAGCTCTGGTATATCTTTCAAGGGAAACGATGGGAACCGGACATTGGTGGACTTCGAGCGATGGAGTTGTGCAAAAAACTCGCAAACGAGCTCATGGTATATGCGGTCGGTATCTCTGACGAACAGTTGCGTAAAGATTATATTGATTGGTGCAAAAAGTGGCAGGCACGCAAAACCAGAGAAACGATTCTGAAAGATGCGCAGGGCGTGTATCCGATCCCAATGGAAGCGTTCGATACGGATCCGTTCCTGTTCAATTGTCAAAACGGGACGATCCATCTGAGGGATATGACCTTCCACTCCCATGCGCCGGAGGATAAGCTCACCAAGATTTCGGAGGTCGTATATAACCCTCAAGCGCGTTGCGAGCGGTTCGATCGGTTTGTTGACGAAATCATGAGCGGTGATCAAGAAAGAGCGAGGTTTTTACAGCGATCTTTGGGATATGCGCTCAGCGGCGATACACGCTTTGAGTGCCTCTTTATCCTGTACGGCGCGACGACGCGCAACGGGAAGGGCACGCTCATGGAGAGCGTTCTTCGGGTCATGGGTGAATACGGAAGCACGGTGCGTCCCGAGACGATCAGCATGAAGCAAAACATGAGCAGCCAGAATCCGACCGAAGATATTGCTCGGCTTGCGGGAATCCGATTTGCCAACATCTCGGAGCCGAGCAGAGGGTTGCTGCTAAATGCAGCACAAGTGAAGAGCATGACGGGGAACGATACGCTCAACGCACGATTCCTACATGAAAACAGCTTCGATTTCCAACCGCAGTTCAAGATCTACATGAACACGAATTATCTGCCGGTCATCACAGACATGACCTTGTTTTCTAGCGGAAGGATCATGATCATACCGTTCGAGCGCCACTTCGAGGAGAATCAGCAGGACAAGACGTTGAAGCAAACGTTCGTTGCACCGGAGAATCAAAGCGCCATCCTGAACTGGCTGCTTGAAGGGTATTGCGCGGTAAAGCGCGAAGGGCTGAACTTGCCGGAATCAGTGCGATTCGCTACTGAGCGGTATCGGCACGAGAGCGATAAGGTCGGATTGTTTATCGAGGACGAAATGGAGCCAATTTCGAATGCCGAAGAGCGGACCTCTGCAGTATATGACCGATACAAGAAATGGTGCGATGCGAATGGCTGCTTTGCAGAAAACACCCGAAACTTTAAACAGATTCTGGCGATGTATGGGCGCGTTGAGCGGAAGCGGCCGTATGCCGGGGGCAGTGAAACAACGATGTTCATAGGCTTTCGGTTGCGATATGACACGGACGGATTTACCGAATACAAGGGTAAAATTCCGTTTGATTGACCCTTTGTCGCAACTTGTCGCAAGTAATATTGGTTATGTGTAAAGAAAGCTCTTTTTATATGTATAACCTAAAATCCTGCGACAAGGTGCGACAAACCTCAAACGGCCTGAATTTCGGGCTTTTTATTTGCAGGCATAGGAAGGAGCATTCAGCGAACATGCTGGAAAAAGATATCACCGCAGCGATCATGCGGATTTTGAAGATGGTTCCACGTTGCTTCGCCTGGAAAGAGTATGGTGGGATGTACGGGACGGCAGGCATCCCAGACGTGATCTGCTGTCTGGACGGACGATTCTTTGCCTTTGAGGTGAAGACGCCGGATGGCAGCGTGACAAAGTTGCAGGAGCGCACGATTAAGAGGATCAAGGTCGCCGGAGGGCACGCGTATGTGGTTCGGTCGGTGGCCGATGTGAAAGCCGTGCTGTGGGCATATGCGGGAATCGACATTTGACAAAGGAGGTTTCAAATGAGTACCAAGGATTACCTTTCGCAAGCATACCGGATCGACCAGCGGATCAACAGCAAGCTGGCACAGGTGATGTCCCTGCGTGATCTATTGTGCAAGGCGACGGGTACACTGTCTGGTTCGCCGAAAGCGGCGACGCCCAACCCACACTCCATGGAGGATACCATCGCCAAGATGGTGGATCTGGAGAACGAGATCAACGAAGACATCGACGCGCTTGTCGATCTCAAGGCGGAGATTATGCGGCGCATCAAGCGCGTAGAGAACACGGAGTACCAGACGATTCTGGAACTTCGGTATCTGTGCTTCAAACGGTGGGAGGTTATCGCAGTAGAATTGGGATATGATCTGCGTTACTTGTATAAGCTGCATGATCAGGCGCTGGAAGCATTCAATTTCTAAATTGGACAGGAAAAGACATTGAAAGACACCCTGACACCTGTGAGATAATACAATTGCAAAAGATGGATTGGGAGCCTTCGCGAAGAACGCGAAGGCTCTTTTCCGTACCCGGGAGGAATATCATGCCGAGGAAACCCAAGCGTCCGTGCTCCTACCCGGGATGCGGAAGGCTGACAGATAGTCAGTACTGTGACGAGCACAGGCAATCCATCGATCGTCAGTACAACAAATACCTGCGAAACCCAGATACCAACAAACGTTACGGTCGCGCGTGGAAGAAACTCCGCGCGCGATTTATATTGCTGCATCCTTTGTGTGAGCAGTGCAAGAGCGAAGGCAGACTCACTGCCGCCGAGGAAGTGCATCATCTTCTACCGCTGGCAAACGGTGGTACGAATGACGAGCGCAACCTCATGGCGCTTTGTAAGAGCTGCCATTCGAGAATCACGATTAAGGACGCCAACACACATCGTTGATGCAGCATGGGTAAACGAGTTTCAAAGAATAGAAAACGCACCTGCGTGAGGTGCGTTTCGTGTCAAGAGAAGTGGCTTTGATCATGCGCCTTTTTTGATTTTCTTAATCAACTCAGGCTGAGGAATTTCTTCCTTCACGATATCAATCTTTTTTGTGTCCTTCTTCTGCTTGGGCTGCTTGTGTGGATTCTTATCACCCATGATACTACACTTCCTTTCCGTGAATACAGAAAAAGCATATCGCTGTGACTAGCGAAATGCCTTTGTCTTCTGCGTTGGGTTTGTAGTTTTCACTGTTTGCTACATAAGCATTATAACACGAAAGATAACAAAAAGCTTAGTTGAATGAATAACGTACCCAGATAGACCGGGGGTAATAAAATCTCCACACCTTTTCCAACTGGACAACGCGGTCGGGTCACGTACAAACTTTCGCGGTTTCAAGAGGTCGAATAGGCCTCTATTTTTTTAGGGGAGGAAGCTCAAATGCCAAACGGTCACGGCGGATCCAGATTAGGCTCAGGGCAGAAGAAAAAGCCGCTCGCGGATAAGATGCTCGACGGTAATCCCGGCAAGCGAAAACTGACCGTTGTGGAGTTCCCTAACACCACCAACCTACAGGGTAACGAGATGCCTTTGCCAAGAGAATTGCTCTCCGCGCGGCAGAAAGATGGTCGAAGCCTAGAAGCCGCTGAGATATACGTGAACACTTGGGACTGGCTCGACCAGCGTGGCGCGGCAAGGATCGTTTCTCCGCAGTTGCTGGAGCGGTACGCCATGAGCGCCGCGCGTTGGATTCAGTGTGAAGAAGCGGTCACGGAATACGGATTCTTGGCAAAGCATCCGACGACCGGCAGCGCGATCCAGTCTCCGTATGTGGCAATGAGCCAGAATTACATGGCACAGACGAACCGGCTCTGGTACGAGATCTTCCAGATCGTGAAGGAGAACTGTGCGACAGACTACACGGGCACGAATCCGCAGGATGACGTTATGGAACGCCTGCTGACCGCGCGCAGGGGGAAGTAGCCATGGACGAGATACAAGCGTTCGTTCGCTCTTTGAAATACCACCGCCTGACAAGCCAGCAACGCAAGACGCTGCGTGGGCAAGCGTTAGCAGGAAATCTTCCAGCGGCAAAGTCGGGCTTACAAACCATACTCCTGAGAGGACGTGCATATGAACATTCAAACGCTGCCGGTCGATAAGCTAGTGCCAGCGGATTACAATCCACGCAAAGACCTGAAACCCGGCGACCCGGAATACGAGAAGCTGAAGCGTTCACTTTCGGAGTTCGGATATGTGGAGCCGGTCATCTGGAATCAGACCACTGGTCACATCGTAGGCGGCCACCAGCGTTTGAAAGTGCTGATTGATTCCGGTGTGACCGAGGTCGAATGCGTCGTTGTGGAAATGAGCGAGGAGAAAGAGAAAGCACTGAACATCGCGCTCAATAAAATCAACGGCGAATGGGATAAAGAAAAGCTCTCTCTGCTGATCTCTGATCTGCAACTAGTGGATTTCGACGTTTCGCTGACGGGCTTTGATGCGCCGGAGATCGATGCGCTGTTCAAGGACGCGCAGCGCAAGGATGTGCAGGACGATGATTTCGATTTTGATGCCGCGCTTAAAGAACCTGCGATTACGAAACCGGGTGATCTTTGGCTGCTCGGCAAGCATAGGCTCGTCTGCGGCGACAGCACGAAACGCGATGTGTTTGCGCTCCTCATGGACGGCGATCAAGCAAACCTCGTGGTCACCGATCCCCCTTACAATGTGAACTATGAGGGCAGCGCGGGAAAGATCAAAAACGACAACATGACGGATTCCGCGTTCTACGATTTCCTGTTTGCTTCTTTTCAGAACATAGAAGCCTGCACGGCAAACGACGCGTCGATCTATGTGTTCCACGCGGATACGGAGGGGTTGAACTTCCGTAAGGCATTTTCGGAGGCTGGTTTTTATCTCTCCGGCACATGCATCTGGAAGAAACAGTCGCTGGTACTTGGGCGAAGCCCGTATCAGTGGCGACACGAACCGGTCTTGTTCGGTTGGAAGAAAAAAGGGAAGCACGAATGGTACGCCGATCGTAAACAAACGACGATTTGGGAGTTTGACAAACCCAAGCAGAACGCCGACCATCCGACCATGAAGCCTGTGGAGTTGCTGGCGTATCCGATTCTGAATTCAAGCATGGCAAACTGCATTGTCCTCGACCCGTTTGGTGGCAGCGGCAGCACACTGATTGCATGCGAGCAGACCGATCGTGTCTGTCGCATGATCGAGTTGGACGAGAAGTACTGTGATGTGATTGTGAAGCGGTATATCGAACAGGTTGGTTCTTCGAAGGATGTTGTCTTGATTCGCGGTGTTGAGAGAACTCCATACGCGGAGGTTGCGCATGCGTGAATTGACGCTTGGCAGCCTGTTCGACGGCAGCGGCGGGTTTCCGCTCGGTGGCTTGCTCAGCGGTATTCGCCCTGTATGGGCATCGGAGATTGAACCGTTCCCGATCCGCGCCACGACGAAGCGGATGCCGTTCATCCGGCATCTGGGAGATGT